AATCTGTTGATAGATCTTTGTGAGGTTGAATAGTGAGGACTTAGACTCATCACGGAATGCGTGTGACTCTGTGCGTGGGAACTGACGATAGAACTCATTGAGTGCATCTGAGTCAGTCTTAAGTGCGGCAACCTCATTGTTCCAATAGGTAATAACTCCCATTGTTATTTCCTCACCATCGATACCCATGATAGGTTTCTTTGGGTCCTCAAACACAGGCCATCCATACTCGTCAATAAAACCCTCCATGTTCCACTCCATTGGAATAAAAAGACTGTATAGCCCTGACTTAGTCTGACCATTGGCAGATCGCTTGGTTGGCTCGCTGTCGTTGTATAACTTCTTAAAGTTCTCACCACCCTTGCTGAGTGCATTCGATGTAGAACCCATCATACACTTTCCGATGATCCTGCTACCCAAACGCAAACATGTTTTAGTAACTCGCCAGTTATTTAGAATGTTCTCAGGCTTCTCCCATTTACCACTCTCATCATGTACAAGTAGAAGTAGCTTCTCACCATCATAGCTGTTGTCTGCGGTGTTTTTCCAGTCAATGGTAGTATCCAACCCTTCTATGTCATCATCGCGCTCCTCATCCATATTCTTGCGCGTAATCTTACTCGCAGGAACGCGGAAGGCCAACTCAGTCTTCGGGTTGTCCATACCGTCTTGGATCGGCTTGAAAAAGAAGGGGTAATTTCTAACGATAGGCACAACCTTGTCGGTAAACATTTTCTTGGCATCTCCACCTGTCTTAGACAAGATACCAATACGAGAGTCCCTAACAATTGTACCTGTGTTGGACGTCTCGGCTGAAGACATAAACGAGAAACCTGAACGACGGTTCTTTAGATAGCACATGCCAAAAGATCGGTTGTCTGCCTTAGTAGCCTCCCAATAAATAAAGAATATTCGATTGGACTCACGGAAATCAGGAAGACCGACGTCAATCTTGGTCCACTGCAAGTACATGTAGTGTGTTCCTGTAATGTATGTTGGCTTGCCGTTATTCTTAAACCAATAACCATATTCCCTTCTATCAAACTCAGTCTCGATCATGTCGACATACTTTGACTTGAATGAATTGTCTCTACGGTTCCAATCAAAGATTGACTTTATTTTCTGTAACTCTGCCGGGTACTCTTGTGCAACCCATTTGTTGCCTCGGTCGTCTATATTTTTTGGTGTAGATGGAACAGCAATCTTTAGCCCGTTGATCTCATAGATTTCTCCAATGGTTCCATCCTTAGATATAACGATAATGTCATACTCTTTATTGTACCCATAGTCCCAACTTTTCTTGCTGTTCTTAGTAGTAAGAGCAGTCTTATGAACATGGTCGGTGACTATACGGTATAAGTTATTTTCCATTCTTCATCTTTGCTCTTCCCTCAGCGAAACCACTCTTGCCTAGAGTAACCTCAGCTATTGGTGTTTCTGACTGTTTGTTTTCTTCCTCATCAATCTTTAGAAGCATAAACATGGCATCCTCAAATGCCAAACGCTTAGCCGATGCAGCGTTCTTCATCTTGTCGGCAGATATGTCGTCCTCGGCATGCGTAATGATAGGCTGCTCAAGGACCTTGATCAGCTCATTTATAGCCTTCTTACCAGCCTCGATGATTCTTATTTTTGTATCAGACATAGGTTCTTGTTATACATTCTATAGAGCACTTGGTCGTCTATTCTAAACTCATACTCACTATCTGGAGTAAAAGATACGATATCTCCCTTAGATACAAAACTATTACTAGGATAAACAACCTCACCCCATAACTCCTCGAATCCACCTAGTGTACTAAACACCTTATCCTCTGACGGCACAGGCTTAATGAACACACATGGCTCAACGGCCTGCCAATCAGCGTCACGCTTAAATGCATAGACCTGATCAAGCTCAGCCAAAAACATATCGTCCATGACATAATTCCAGCTGCTCTTTTGACGGCCCTTCATGTCGTTGTAGAACTTAAATACGTTGTGGTGAACTATGACGGTATCTCCAGGTTGAACCGGGCCGTTATAGTAAATAGGGATTGCAATTACTTTTGCAAAGCGGTTAGAAGCCTTGTGGTCTTCTTGGGAGGAACTAATTATAAAATCTACGTCTCCGTATTTTTTAATGTTGTCGTACCGCCTCAGACCAATTGGTTCTACAATGAAGCAGTATGGGGATTTCATCAGTAGTCTATTTTATACTCAATTGCAATTGGCATTGTTGGAGAGAAAGACTTCCATCTAATAATCTCTCCATCCTTGATAATCCACACGCAGATATTACCATCATTTTCTACTCTGATGGTGTTGATCTTCCAAGTCTTATCAAGGATCTCCTGTCCTACCATGTAGTGCATAGACTTCATGTAGTCAGGACCGATTGATATTTTTCTAATTATACTCACCTGTTTGAAGGTTTACCTGAACGTCGCCATACTTGTCATAGATCTCTTGCTGTGTTCCAGAAAGATCCATGGTTGCTACCTTAAGCTGTTCCATAGTTGCAGCCTTCTGCTCTTTAAGGCGCTCAAAAGACATTTCGATGTCAGCGACCGCAAACTTCAAGTCGCGATACATTCTGTTAGCTGCGACTAATTTGTCGAGCTCTTCTTTTTTGATTTTATTTTTCATTAGATTGATATATACCATTTAAGATTGGCATGACTGTACTGTAGACATACCGGTGTGTTTGCTGTAAGTGTAGCAGGAGCGCCAACGAATGTAGCTCCAGTTGATACCCATGTTGTTGTTGCGCGGGTAACTGTTGACATGACGACATACTTAACACCATCTAAGCTTGAGCTAGCTGCTGGAAGATTGACCGCGAAAGATGGGCCCGCCGTTCCTGTGAAGTATGTGTTGACGTTTGTAATCGTATAGGTTGTTAAAGCATCCGTTGCGATAACTGATGGAGTTTGATTTAAAGCCAATAAAGTAGGCACGTCAAAATTAACTGTCTTTCCGGCAGTGTTGGTACCAAATACTTTTGATGTTGTGTTTGGTGTTTCAGTGATATAGTCTTGTACTTTCATCGCCCTTGGCCTTTATATTTTTTCTTATAACCCTTTGAAGATTTTAAACAAGATGTCTTTGTCTTAGCATGAACGCCTGGACGACTCACCTTAACACTCTTCTTTGCTGACTGCTCAACCTTCTTCATTGTACAAATTTAGTGATTTATTTGAAAATGCATCCAATCGAAGTTCTTCTCACGACCAAGGCTTATGAAGCCATGCTTGTAAAAGATGTCTATCATCTCCTTATACTCAGCGCGAGCAAAGCGAGCTGTCTTAGATGTCTCCTTTAATGTGTTACGCGCAGGGTCCAAGTCAATCGCAATACCCCAAGAGTGTGTGCTCCATGACGTACCACCACGCATCTTACGGAAGTTAAAACATCCCCCATAAAGGTCTATACCTAGCTCAACTATACGTTCATACCCGTAGGTGGTTAAAAGGTCGTTAAACACGGCTAAAAAGGCATCAGCGACGTCCTTGTGGCAGCGCATCTTTGTTACCTTAGTGTCGATATCCCATGCTATACGCATTGGGTAAGGAAGGTTGATTGTTTTTAGGTATGTGCCCTTCTCATTAGGCTTACCGTACTTGGCTATAATTTGTGCTGTAGTTAACATATTACTTCCACTTATCACTTTCAGATTTCAATCCTGTAACGAACTTTCTGAATGAAGCTAGTATATCTTTACCTGTGACATCTTTGTAGCTCTCATTCATGCTCTTTACTTCGATAAATACAAAGAAAAGGGCAACAGCCTTAGTAAGCAACAACTCAATTGATATGAAGTGCGATATGATGTCACCTGCTATGAATTTTTCTACTATGTAAAAGAATGTTATAGCTACTGTATAGATACCTATTTTTGCTGCCGTAGCTAGTAAACGATGACTTTGAATTACATCCCAAAATTTCACCTCTTGGTCTTCACGTTTTTTGTATGATCGCCACACACCGAAGCAGACATCTAGTCCTATTGAAATCATGGAAATGGTAAGAAGCGGACCTACCGGTGCAAGGATTGTAAGGATGCTAGACAAAATGATTATGGCGTTTGTTTTCATAGTAGTATTTTGGATAGTTTATACAGTGTATAGACTATAACAAAGATAATAAAAATAGCCAACAGGTTGTTTAATAGCTTCTTCCACCATGGGTACTTCTCATAGTACTTTACAGGCACCTTTCGCTCTACAATCTTGGTGACATATACCGGGTCACACTTGCCTTGAATGTATACCTTCTTTTCCTTTGGCACATACCATGCTTTTACCGTCACTCTATCCTTAGTTAGAGTGATGGTGTCAGTAAGCTCCTTTAACGTCACCACAGTGTCTGTATGCACCTCTGGAACATACAACGTGATGGTATCTCTTACTACTAGAGTATCCACAGTAAGCAACTCAGGATGCTTCTCAATTAGACGCGTGAAACGGGCCTTTGGACTGCATGAAACAATCAATAGTGCAATCAGTATGTATCTCATTAGTATGTCTTATTAAGGGTAAATATTTCAGAATATATGATGTCTCTAGTATCAGCTGATCCCCACTGAGCTGTGACAACAAGTCTATTGTCTACTGTTGTATCAAAACCTGTAGATGTCTCTGTACTAAAGTTTGTGCCCTCAAATGCATTTGATGCGTCCTTTGTATACATAAACGTTCCAGCAGTAGCTATCTTAGCGGTACCTGATCCACCTAACACCCTTACCGTAAAATACACCTCAAGCTTCCAGTGCTTATTTGTTGATCCAGCCATTATTATTGATCCGGTGTCAGCTAGAGTAGTTCCGTCAGACTTTATTCTAATCCTAAGCGTATGATTATTTACAGAGCTGATATGACCACTAAGTATGGCATGAAAGCTGTCACCAACTTTAAATGTATTTGCAGGAACAGATAATGTACCAACACCACCATCTATAAGTGACGTCTCTGTTGTTGTATTCGTAACAGGTGTACTAGATTCCGTTTGAGAATATAGGCCAAAATTTGTGGTGCCAACATTAGGGCGGCCAAACTTATTTAAGATCAGTAGGTGATCTCGTCCATACTCGATGCCATCTTTAGTTACTATTTGCATTGGAAACCTACATTTGGTTCGTCAATACCTTGAATTGAGTAAGTGGCACCTGCCGGATTAGATAACGCTATAATTTTATCTCCGCTGCTTAGATTGAACGGAAATGTGTCAGTTACAATATCACCTGCTGACAGATATATCGTATATACAGATGTGGTTGCAGCTGTTGATGCATCATAATATCTGAGCGTGATACTGTAGTTAACGGCACTATTAAACCTGATCGACTGAATTGTCGACCGGTTGTTCGTTGGGGCTACATATATATCTGTTCCCGTCAACGACAATGTGCCTTGATTACTAGACTTCTTGGGGTACATTACTCTGAAGGTGTATATTCTATTCTCTCCAACTCATCTAATTGCTCACGAATCTCGCTGAAGTTCGGGTCATTCAATACCTCTAGGCCTACGATGAAGCGGCCACTGCCATCAATTGCAAAAATCAATTTATGAACATCATTAGTGTAGCCATTCAAGGCTTTATATTGTTCTTCGTTTGGGTGTAGAACTATCATAGTGAAGATTTATAAGTATTCCAATCTGCAATAAATGCCGAGTGCTCTGAAATCATTGAAGCTCCCATCCCATAAGCTGCGCAAGTATTTGTGCTAGAATTAGTAGAAGAACGCAAAATCCATTGAGTTGCAGAAGTCATCGCTGCTGATGTTTGAACTATCGTTTGTGCAGTTGTACTATTGTACGCAGTTACTTCTGTTGAGGATGTTCTATGGATTGATTTAGTATTCACTGTGGAAGTAAAATCGATTGGTGGAACTGCCGTATTTGAGCCAGCATTAATGCGCTGCGATGCGGATACTCCTAAGAATATCGAGTTATTTCCACTTGTATTTCCGTCAAATCTACCCGTACCAATTGCATGAGTAAAGAAGTAACGAGAAGCGTTGTTCTGCGTGTACTGCACCCCTTGAGTTGCGGGATTAAAATTTGTGTCTATGTAGCTATTCGTTCCGGTACCTGCGAAGCCTCCATTGCTGACAAAGGTAGGTGAGTTCACAAGTGCTGCTTGATTAGCAGCAGGATTCTTCCAATTGAGCGTAGCGAATTCTGCACTACCATCCTGCGCAAACACATAGAACACATCAAGTTTTGCCCATACTCCATTAGCTTTCATGGATACAAGAAGCGCGTTCTGCTTAGCTTGCACCGATGCGCTTGGCAAGGTGTAGCCAAAGCCTGGAGATGCAGCCTTGTTCAAAATGGCTTGGTAGTCAGGGTCGTATGCTGGTCCAATAGATCCACCACCACCGATAGCATTTCCTATAAAAATACCTATAGGCATGTTACCAGAGAGCTAAAATGTTTGTAGCTGTCGTATTTGTAGCAAATACTCTAGTCACTTGAACAGGAAGGAATGTTCCAGCCAATAGTCCTGTAAATGTAACGTCATCACCACCTGCTGTTTGTACTCTTAAATTGCCAGCACCGCCTACGTACAAAACACAAGGCCATGATGGAGTAGTGCCGTCACCACCAATGTAAGGAATGTCTACGGTATTGCTTGGAGTAACAACCGCTGCTCTCTCTACCTGTAATTTTTGATATGCCATGTCTTATTTTTTTACGCTCTTGCCGTTTGCACCGTTTCGAGCTCTGTTTTTACTTGGATTTTCTTTTACAAATTTACCACTTTTTGTGGAACTCATATCGGGGCCACCTTTTCCGTATATGCCACCTTCCCTGCGAGCAGCATTGTGCTCAGACCGGTATTTCTTTCGCTCAGGAGTAGCGTTCAACTCACGCTGATACTCACGCCTCTTCTCCGCTGCCTTCGGATTGGCCGCGTAGTACTTCGATGTCTTGCTTTGTCCCATAGAATAGTTTGTTTATTAAAAGGTTTGGATCGTTAAGAGCTTCCTGTCGCTCTTCGCATCCGCAGTCTTCAGTCACTGCTTCGACTAGTGCCTTGATGCCTACGGTCTCAGCTATAGCTGCGACTGTATCACCTAGACCTTTGTGTCTTTTTATAATTATCATAGTTCTGCATTGCTTCTCTTCTAGCATCACCCTTTTTCCAGGCTCCAAATGCCATCTTCTCAGCTCTTCTTTCAGTTGCAAATTTAACTACCTCGCCTCTTTTCTTTGCCTCACCATAAGCCTCTGATGTATTAGGCATGTCGGTCCAATCTTTATACTCATGTGACCCAGGCTTGTTAGGGAAAACAGTCGGAAATGCCTCCTTGCCACGGCTAGACATCAAGTGTGAGGATACCTCACCGTTTGGCATGTTGACATACTCTTCTCCACGCATCTCACGGATCCTTTTCTTCTTGCCTAAAAACTCAATGTCTTTATTTTTGAATGGTATATTGTTCATCCTTTTTTCCATTTAGTGCTTTGATAATTTGCAACCTCTTTGCAAATTTCGATAAAAAAATCATTATCGTATTTATGCTTAATCATATTGACTATTTTATGAGTCAATTGTATATTATCTAATTCATAACCTTTCTTTGAATCAATTCTATCAATAGATGCATCAAAATTAGTTTGAGTTCCTGTCTCCGGGAATGATATAATCCTACCCGTTAATGAACATCTATAGTTTTGTTTAATCATTAAATCAGCTATATCATCAATAGATATATTAAATTCAATACCCCTTATTTCAGCAGAAGTTTTAAACTTATTAAACCAGGATAATCTTATCTCCCTGTGCCATCCCCTATGACAATTTTCAGTTATCCTATTAGAGCATTTTTTACAAAGCTTTTTTAAATTAAAAGAGTTTAAAGCATAATGATATCTAAGATAACTTTGGATATCACCACAATTGTGGCAAGGTTTATACCATCTACCATCTTCTCCTTTATATGGATATTCAACTACCATTTTACTTTGTGGCTCCAAAATCGAGCGCTAAGCTTGCTAGGATTAGGATCTTGAGCATTGTGTCTAGCATAGTAAGATTTCTTTCTAGCCTTGTCTTTGTCGGTCTTAGGGTTATCTCCGGCACCTTTTACGCCCTGCTGACCAAAGCGAATTGTCTTTACTTGGTCGCCTTCTTTTGCAACGACAATGTGACTCTTGGTCGCATGTCCTGGAGTGCGCTTAGGCTTATTGAAGCCCTCAACGCCCGCTCTTTCTAACCTTGGATCCTTTTTCTGCATCTTTAAAGTTTTGTTTAGTCGGCGCTCCCTTCTCACCTGGTTTACGCATCTTCTCACCTGATCCAGCCTTAATTCGCTCTCTCTTTGCGTGAATGTTGCTATATAGTCCCATAATCAATATATTTGTACAAATATAATGAAAAGAATAATCAAACGCGATAAGGCATACGAACGACGTGAGTTAACGTATGACTTTCTTGGAGAATGGGCAATCGTAAGACGATGGGCTCAAATCAATTATGATCTCAGTCGATCAGACCTAGAGATGATCCTGTTCCTACATAAAAAGAGACTGTTCGTAAGGGCAGATTTTGCCGACTACGCGAACTTCATGCTGTGGGATCGTAACCGCTTTGATAGGCTGCTACGCGAGGAGTGGATATACATATGGCGTAAGCGCGGCTTTGGTGAGGCCAACATGTATGAGGTGTCATTTAAGGCCAAGAAGATGGTGACGTCAATCTATAAGAAATTGACAGGCCTAGAGCCAATTCCGACATCATCTAGACGAAATAAGGCGTTCCGTAAGAACGCCCCATTCCATCAAAAAACATTAGCAAAAGCTATCGTCGACTTTAACGAACGATTTAAAGAACGACAACAACGTCCTTCTCCTGGAGAATCACATAGCGAGTTTCGTTGATCAGCACGTCATGACTGTTGACTTTGTCGTATAGAATTACGTCGCCATACTGAATACCCGACACTTGAATACCAACGTCAAAGACAATAGCCTTATGGTAACGCATGTCGCTTGAGTCCTCACCGGTGAGAAGCAAACCGCTCTTGGTCTGCTTTTGCTCACTTACTCGCTCAGCGAGCAAGTATTTATTTAGTACTCTCATCTGCTCTGATATTTGTAATGATAGCGTTTGTACTTAAGATTGTCGTAGCGACCGACACAGCGTTCAACAGCGCGTTCTTTGTCACCTTTGCAGGGTCAACAATACCAGCCTTCATCATGTCAACATAGCACTCAGCCTTCACGTCATATCCCTCGTTAGGGATTGGCATGATGCCGTCCATAATGGTGTCAGCGTTCTTACCTGCGTTTGTGATGATCTGCCACATCGGAGTTCTCAGCGCTTTCGTCATGATCTGAGCGGCAGGTGAGCTTGATGTAATAGCCATCGCCTCGTTAAATAGTGCTACACCACCTCCAGGGAGAATGCCTTCCTCTAAGGCCGCCTCAACAGCACACACAGCGTCGTCAATGCGGTCCTTCTTCTCCTTCTGCTCGATGTCACTCAATGCACCAACGTAGATCACAGCAACACCACCCGATAGGTTGGCAGCTCTCTCCTTGCGGAAGTCAATCTCCTCTTTGCTTACACTCTCAAAGATGGTCTCAGTAATATCGGTAATTCTATTATCTATAGCAGTTTGGGAACTGCTATATGGCATAAAGATAGTATGGTCCTTACCAACGATTACCTTTGAGCAGCGACCAAGGTGTGCCACATCAATTAATGACAAGTCATCACCAGTGTCCTCACTGAAGTATGTGCCGTCCAATGCGATCGCCAAATCTTCCAACAAGTCTTTCTGACGGTACCCGAAGTTTGGAGGCAAGATGTTACAAGCCTTGATCTTACCTTGAACGACATTAATGTTTAACGTATTAAGTGCAGCAGGGCTCATCTCACCGATGATAAGTAGCGGCTTGTTCTGTGCCACAACATGCTGTAGTACCTTCTCAATGTTCAACAAGTTACTGATCTCTTGGTCAGTGATCAGAACATATGGGTTCTCCAACACAGCCTCCTGACGCTTGTAGTCAGTGATAAAATGACGACTAGTCCAACCTCGGTCAGCTTTTAAGCCCTTGATCACCTCAACATATGTGTTGTGGTCCTTGCTGTTCTCAACAGATACCATTTTAACCTCACCGAACGCATCAGCGATCATGCCGCCAATCTCAGTGTCATTGTTTGCACTGATTGATGCCACGTCCTTAAGCTTCTTGCCTGAAAGCTTCTTGGAACGTTTAGTTAGATTGCCGACAACCTTGTCTGTAATTTGATTAATCTCTCTGATGACCTCTGTTACGTTGTCATCCGAAGAGAGTACCTCTTCGGCTGCATCAACAATAGCCTCAGCCAAGACCACACTTGTAGTGGTGCCGTCGCCTGCAACAGTTGCCGTCTTCTCAGCAGCCTGTCTGACCATCATAACAGCCAAATTCTCTACCGGGTCGTATAGATTGATCGACTTAGCGACCGTTACACCATCCTTTGTGACGGTGATGCCACCCACATGGTTCTCTGACTCAATCAGAACAGTGCGCCCGCGCGCACCTAAAGTGCTTTTTACTGCTCCAGCGATCGTTTTGATGCCTTTAATGAGCTTTTTGCGACCATCGTCGCCTAAATGTACATGTTTTACTACCATTTTATTAGATTTTAGTCACAAATATACAAAAAACCCATCACTAGGATGGGCTTTATGCAGAATAACTAAAGTAGAAGTCACAAATCTAGTGATTTTTGTGACATATAACAAAAAACCCCTCTATTTCGAGGGGCTTTAATTAGTACATGTTTGTGTTATTCTTTGGCTTGGCCGAGATCGCGTTCAACTTAGCTTGCATTGTGTTGCGATTGGCTGCGTTGTCTGCTGAATTTCTGTAGTCAGGCGCAATTCGACTAGTTTTACCAGTAGTCTTTCTATAATTCTCATCATTAAAGTGAGTTTGCTTGCCCTTAACAAACTTCTCAGCTTGACGAGCTTGCTTAACCTCCATGCTAGTTGCTGCAACTCCCTCGGCATTACCCTCTTTACGGTATTCTTTGCGTTGAGACTTGTACTCTTTCTTATATGCATTAAGATCTTGAGCTGATTTTCCGATGTGACTTTCACCCAAAACAGATGTACCAGCGTAAGCCTTGAACTGCTTTTCTTGGCGATTGTAGCCCATCATGTCTCTACTCTTACGATTGACATTTGTTTCAGTTGTAGTAACGCGAGCACCTTTTAGTTTTGCCTGTCCTTTTTCAGCCATACCTGGTCTGCTGCTATTTAGAGCGCCTTTGGTTATTGTTTTGGTATTTTTATTAACACTTGACTTTTTCTGAACACCAGGAGCTTCAAATTGAGCAGGCTCAGCGCGCTCAGGTAATTTGGTTTTAAGTTTTCCTTGTGGAACCAATTTTTCTGGTCTTTTAACTTTCATTGGAGCTAATTCAGCGGTTGTCCAATTAGGTGGATCTACTCTTTTAGGAGCAGTCGGCTTAACATAAGAAGACATATGCACACTCACATCTCCGCTGTATGTTTTTCCACCATCAGTAAGTTTTTTGTAATTACCAGTTGGTACATTTATATCTTTTTCCTCAAGGTACTCATCCCCAAATTCCGCAGATCTCTTCTTATTCCATTCGGCTGTCTCTGCGGCATTTAGTCTTCTTGTGTTTTTCTCACCACCAAAAACTGGCATATAATCTCGTGTTGCATTATCTTTTGTGAGTTCATTGTACTTCTTAGACTTTTTATTATAAACCTCAGTATCTTGCTGATATTTCTTATAAGCAGCATCCTGAGCCTCTAATTCTGCCCATGGGGTTATTTTTTTAGGTTTAACATTACTAACGGTCACATTCTTAGTTGTAACAGTTTTAGGCGGTGTAGTCTTAGACGTCAGCCTGTTTGTTCGCATTATTGCCATTGTATAACGATTTTAAAAATTACTATGTTTAATACCAACTCATCAGCTGGCCATTCATCATCGCCCGGAAAGTATTCCAGACCGACCGCTAGGCCAAAAGTTGGGACGAGTATTATTGTCATTGATTAGACATTTTTCTAGCTTCCTTCATTGCTGCTTTTGCGGCTGCATCAGCTCTATCTTTTGGAGTATTTCCATTTCTAGCGTCTCGAAGCGCAGCAACAGCTTGTGCCGGGCTTTTAGTTGTATTGCCAGAAAGTCTATCAATGTCTTTATTTCTAAAAGAAATGCTGTTATAATCTGTTTTCATGATCTTTTTTTTACAAATATAAGGATTATTAGATATATGGAGTATTCGGGTAATGGGGGGGAATTGCGCGAGCCGGGCCGAAAGGGAAACCGATCAGGATTTACCCCGGGGGGTCTGCTTTTCGAACTTTTCGGCAGGATTTTTTGGCTTTTTGGTTGGGGTGTTGGTTTGTCACGGAAACCAATACAGGCGGGCTCTAGGCCGTGCTGCCGTTTGTCATGTCGGGCGCTAGGCTTGTCCTATAACATGCATTATGTTAAATAGAATACACTTTGAGACCAACCAAACGGCCGCTCAGTTAGCCGACCAACCGCTCGAAATGCCGCTCAATTTGCCGCAAAAAAACGCAAAGATCAGGCGCACGGTGGGTGGGGGTTGCCCTTTCAAACCATTTGCCGCAATAAATATTTCAACAGCATACTGAAAACACGTATATCGTAACTGCTTAATCTATAGCAAGTTACGTGTTGGACGGATGTGTCCTTATTTAGAATGATTATAAATTAGCATGAAATGTGAAAATAATTGTAGAAAAATATTGCACATTTAAAAACTTGCCGTATATTTGTAACAAGCAAACGAGCTAACAATACCACTTCTTACTAGCAAGCCTCTAGGCGTTACGATGACGAATCAGTATACTAAAGGCGGCCCAAACGATAAAGCATAATCAAGCACCTACATGCATAAGCCTTGAGATTGCGGTTCAAAGGTAGGCCTGCTAAACTAGCTCTAAGCTCAGTTCATTGACATATTGTGACTATCTAACCTAAGTTAATCTAGGCGTGTAATGCGGTAATTTCCCTCGCTGAGAGGTTCGTTTCCGGTGGTATATAAGGCAACCATCTAATCTAGTTAAGGCACTTAGCGTGCATAGTCACAACCGATACTATTTGAGACCATAAGCGGTGCTGAGGTCAATACGATAGCACAAAGCTAGGACGAACCTAGGGCATGCAGTACATTACTCGGGTGGCTGCATGTCGGAACCACATCCCTGGGATGTAGGGAATAATAGAGGGCATGCGGTTTCACGCGGCATGCAAAGCATTAGGTGCAGTTAGGATGACTAATTAATGAGAGCGACACTCACTGCACCACTAACTTTAATACCTAGAAATTATGAGACTAGTAACAATTTATTACAATGATGTATTTGTAAGCGAATTACCTTATGAGATAAGTAATAATTGTGCATATGTCAATGTTGCTTTATCTGAAGCCATTGAATATGCAGAAAATAAAATCAATAACGGTGATTGGGATGCTTATTGCATACCTAAATTATGCAATCACGAAGTAATTTACCACTAAACTTAGAAATCATGAGACAATTAATCTTAACTAAAGCACTAGTGCTTTCATTACTCACGAGCCTTGTAGGCTTAACTCAAGTGCAAGAATTAGCACATTTCTTTATGTTTGGCTTCTTCGCACTATTGTCAATTTTTCTTTTATTAGCAACTGAATAACCATGGAAACTAGAGTAATCAGAATCGAAGGCCGCTATGAAATCATCGGCTTCTTCCAAGAGGGCGTGTTAATCAAGACACGCAAGTTATTAATCCCATTCAGATACAGATGAAAGATTGTAAAGTAAACATCTGCGGCCTCAAGGGACTTGAAGCCCTGGTATATGATTTTTGGAATGGCCACGCGATGCCATACATCAAGTTTAAAGACATCCAATTGTTTGCTGATGAGTACACCAACGAGTTTGTTGAAATCACATTCAGCGATGGCGTTCTTAAGCTGTATGACATGCAAGAGAGTCACACTGAACTAATCTACCCAATGACAATTGAAGGCGAGGTAGTCTATGACCTAGGTCACATTGGCTACTGCTTCGAGATAGTAGAAGATGCCATCACTGAGTCTATCAGTTACATCGAAGACGACCAAGTTGTAGTCGCTGTTAGAAGCAACCGCCCTTTCGAGGGCGCAGAATTCGATGGAGAAATGTTTGTATTATATAATCAATTTAAACTTAACTAATCATGAAAGTAGCACTCATCATCGCAAAGGCCATCCAAATCTGCATGGCAAGTTCAGTAGGCATTGCAGTAGCATTCGCCTTGTACAAAGTAGTCACAAACCAAGCAACCGGTATGTCAATATGAAAGTGAAAATCAAGTTCGTCAATAGGTGGCTCAAGGTCACCTATGTGACAAAAGAGGTGAGCGACCAGGCTCACTTAGATAATTACATCAGCTACATGGAAGCCAAGTTTGGCTACGAGTGCGATGAGGTATGGACAATCAAATAACTAGAAAACATGCAACCAATCAAAGAATATATCAAAGAATCATTAGTAAGATACGTAGCTAATGCGTGGGCTGATGGATATGGTCAACTCAAAACAATGGACGTTTACAGAGTCTTTGGCGAACGAACTAAGGAAGCGCTCGAGTACCTAAATGAAGACCCAATCGTAAGAGTTAGCACCTATGGCGATAGATACGGTACATACCAAGGGATTGGTGGTATACACGACATTCAAGATGAGTTAACAAAAGCTTTTTGTCAAGATGCTTGGAAGCACAACAAAAGTAGAACTAGAAACTTAAACCAATGGTAATCATGGAAAGATTTGCAAGAAGGTGTGATGCTACCGGCAAAGGCATCAACGAGGGTTTTGTAGTAGGTGACGGCGAGTTGTACTTCAGTACAAAGGAACACCTATTAGAACACTTGAGAGAAGTTGAGTGGGTAGACTGCAATGATAAATGCTCATTAGATATAGAGTCTGATAATGACCAAGAGCTCTTAGAGTTCTTCTACAACGAAGAGTACTACTACTACACCGAATGGGAAGAAATTGATGACGACTGCTACTACGATGCAGAAGGTAACGAATACGAAAACTAGAAACCATGAGAAAGATAACAGCCCAAGCGGTCGATGCGTTTATGGATGCGCGACCATTCAAGAAAGACAACATGCAAGTAGAGATGCTTTTAAATTGCACAATCTTAAGGTTGCATGGTAACGCAATTGCATACCGATACAACGACCCCGACCGCACGTTAACTATAACCAACTGCGGTTGGTTCAGTAACACAACCAAGGAGCGCCTCAATGGCATCCCCGGCGTAAGCATCAACCAAAAGAAAGGACAATGGTACCTCAATGGTGAGGTATGGAATGGAAACTTAATAGACATATCATGATAAAATTTGCAGTTCACCACACCTTCGATTGTATGGATTACAACGAGCACTTTTACTTCGAAACGTTCGAAGATGCGCATAAGAAATTCGCTGAGATCAGGCAATCAATCATTGATTGGGGTTCAATCACTGAAATCTACACCGACGAATTCGAATCCTTCTACGTGCAAGAACCCGACCAAACAATTAAAGTTTACATTCAAGACATATGATAGTCGATCAACTCAAAGCGTGGATAGATGACGGCAATGTCATCATCACACAAGGGGGCTACTATGCCACCCAATGCAGTCAATACACAAATCGTTTAACCCTGCGCCAATTGGTGCAATATTACCTAAAAGAATATGGAAGCAATTAAGAAAACCAATGGAAAGATTTTCGGAGTAACGTTCGTTAAGAAGGACGGCTCGATTAGAAAGATGACCGCTCGCTTGGGTGTCAAGAAAGACCTCAAGGGTGTGGGCTTAAAGTTCAACCCCGAAGAGCGCGGCCTCATCGTCGTATTCGACATGCATAAGAGGGCTTATCGCATGATTAATTTATCAACCATCATTTCCTTTACACATGAAAAAAGAAGCAAGAGCAGCGTTCAACAAGCTTAAGAAGCTTGGTTGTCCAGTAAGAGAGTCCCATCCGGACCGCGGTCACTTTTGGATTGATGCCGAGTCACCCGATGCATACGAATGGCTTGACTATTGGTCAACCGAGCTATGGGCAGGAAGTGACAAGCTAAACAAAATTCTACTAGACCATGGGCTATATTGGGAATGGTACAACTCAGCGTATGGATGCGTCTATGACGAGTAAATGCCTGATCCTCAAGTCCTCATGTCAAGTCATGTTACGCCATGTTGATTTTATGTCAACTTTTTTTAGCGTAACACTATGATTGTGAGAGACTTAACCCCCTTTTATGTCGAAATGTCAACTTTTCCTCCAATATTCAGAGAAAAAAAATCCTATAGTATATTATATATATAAGAGCTTTTTTATTTTAATTTTCAATAGGAAAAAAATCAACATTTCGACATATCCCTTATTCTATAAGGAAAAAATCGACATAAAATCAACATTCAACCAACATTAAAACCCCAAACTTGACATGACTACACCAGCAATATTAATTCACGTGGTGAAATACCATGCATACATTTCATTCGAATGTTTAGAATGCTTTCAGCAAACTATAGTAGATTGCGGTCATAGGGCATTTCCTTTGGATGAGGAGAATTTATCATCCGAGGATGAATTAGAATGCCATCACTGCAAAACAATGCACCATACAGAACTTATTGATAATAAACTAATAATCAAAGAAGATGATAACCAAGCACGACCTTGAGTACGTTGGCTATGAGACCATGGACGACTACTTCGAAGCCATCTGCCAAGCGCTTGAGCAAAACAACCACTCAACAGCCCAGGAGATGCAGGCCAAGCTATCGCGCGGCCAACTGCTAGCCTTCGAGCAGTTTCTAGACGAGGCATATCACTATGAACTAAATGACGAGTTATGATGACACCAAAAGAGAAAGCACAAGAACTATTTGATAAGTTATTAAGGGTTGAGTACCCATGGCCTGCCAAAGAGTGCGCGCTTATTGCAGTTGATGAAATCATTAGAGAGCTAACTGAAGAAATAAGCCCTAGCGTCCACGGATTTAGGCATCAGTATTGGATAGAAGTTGAACACGAAATCTCAAAGTTATGACACCACAAACATTAGACTTCGACACATGGCATGAGTTGTATGACTACATCTTTGAGAGCAGACTCAACGGCCAAAAGAAACAAAGCAAAGAGTTATACCAATCGCTAGAGCAAGAGCGCCAAGTTGAATTCCAAGACTACCTCATGGATATGTATTACCATGATTGGATAAGCGCTGAGATGCTAGCTAAATCCCTTAAATTTTATGCAAATAAGAATAACTGAAAGTTGGCCAGCCGGTAGGACTATCGGCCTGTCAGTGTCCCTGAGTTTGGATGACAGG